GCGCAATCTTCTGCGTATCGTAATGTTTTGTCTTTTAAAACTCGCGTTTCAATATGCTCATCATTTTCAAAAAACTTGACATAGTAATAATCATCATAGCTTTGCTTATGCAATTCAGCTCTGCGGTTTGCATATTTTCCATTACCTTTGTATTCTGTTACCATCATGAGAACCAATCCTCTAGTGTTGCGCGTTTTTCCGTTTGCCAGCCAATTGTTTTGATAATCGATTCGATTGGACTGAGATAGCCTTTCTCGAACTGAACATCGTAGTCAATATACTGATGCATATTAAATTCTGGTGGAAGACCATTTGAACAAGAGATCACGTGTTCTCTTGTCGGATTCGGATTTTTGAGATACACGAACTTGATCTTCTCGCCACTGGCAACTGTTTGATATTTATTTTGAAGCTTCAGCTTCTCGATCATCTGATTGAAAACAACAGAACCACGAACGTGGATAGGAGTACCAGACTCAAAGCGACCAAAGCGATACCACTTTTCAATATCCTTCACGCCGCGAGTGAATGCCACATCCTCAAAGGCAAGTGTACGAAACTTTGTACGGAAGTTAGAGATATATGTTTGAAGATCTTCTTCAGATCCGTTCATGATAATTTCAAGAGACTTCTTAATGCTATCACGGCATGCAGTAGGAGTGGAAGAACGAACTGCTTCAATGCCCATCATCTTGAGCTTTGGCTTATCGTACTGAACACCTTCGGAATTCCAGACATTGAGGATGTACATCTTCTTGGCTTTCCAGATGCCTTTGTTTGCGATGTTTTCTCGCTTCATCTGCATCTTTTGATCGTAAGCATTCATGCTGTCAGCCAGTTCCTGATACGACTTATCAATGAAAGGCTCAATGCGCTTCTTGCAAGCCGTGTCAAGGAATTCCACAATCTTCATATCATCAGCACCATCTGGGAAGACGTGCTTCACCAGACCATCAAGTGTAATGTAGATTGAGTCAGTATCAGATGCAATCACATAGTCTTTGTTCTTAGTATCAAGCAGATCATTCAGATAGAAATTGATCTTCTTCTCAATCCAGCGAATGCTGAGCTGACCAGACATGGTAATGGCTTCGGCGTTATTCACATCAAACCAACGGAACCACTTGTTACCAAGAGCACCATAAGCTGAGTTCAACTGAATCTTCTTAGCCATCTGCATGTTATCAAGTCGAGCAATCTCCTTGATAAGTTTTGCGTCTTTGGTCTTCTCGTATTCCTTCTTGACCTCGATCATTTCCTTCTTGTACTTGGTACGATCGTTATACATACGATCCATAAGGCTTGGAAGGAAGCCACGCTTTTCTTTGGTATAGACACAAAGGTTGGCGGCAATAGTGCAGTTCGAGTTTTTCATATCATTCTCGTACTTACTAATGCCGCCAACAAGTAGGTCGTCGATTGTCATCTTATCGCCCAGACGAGTTACAAGCGTCTCCGGAGAGATGTTGTATTGCATAATAAGATGAGGGTAAAGGGAGTTCAAATCGAACGACACAACCCATTTACTCATACCAAGCTTTGGATCTTTGACATAGCCACCAACGAATGGTCTATCATTCTTGTTCTTATTGTTTTGATAAACAACAGTCTTACGATCCAAGAGATAGTTGTGAGTAATAATATCCCACTGCTTCACCGAAGCCAAGCAGTCTTCATAGTTTACCTTGGCATCATAGGCCATGGCATAGACAAGCTCGATAAGTTTGAGTTTGTCTTCGAGCTTTTCAACAAGTTCAACGTCGTGGATGTTGTACTCAATATACTTCTGAAAATTCTTGAAACGAAGATCATCAAGATTATCGTATTCAGAATAGTCGAGCTTCTGTTCGCCAAGTTCTACCTGAGCAATATAGTCAAGTCGATAAGACTCTTGCTCAGTGTAAGTGAACTTCTTGTACAGATGTATGTAGTCCAGTACGGCAATGCCTACTGGTGTATAGGCCACATTGGTTCGGCCTCTAATTTCGACTTTGTATTCACGTAGGATTTCCCAAGGGGAAAGACGACGAGCCTGATCTTCTCCGAGAAGCTTTCGAATCCGGTTGACAAGGTACGGAATGTCGAAGAACTCGATGTTCCAGCCCGTGACAACGTCAGGCGAGTAGAGAGATCCGTTCCAGACTTCAAGGAAGGCGAGAAGGAGAGCAGATTCGTCTGCGCATTTGTAGTATTGAACATTAGGTAAGTGCTCCTTATAATCACCGCAGCCAAACACTGTCTTTTTACCATTGCGGCCTATGGTAATAGCTGTAATTTCATTTTCTGCAAGTTCGATATCAGGAAAACCGTTTTCAATGCTGGTCTCGATATCGATCGAACACACGGAAACGAGACTCGGATCGTACCGAATCTCGCCAGGATAGTTATCATAAATATACATGTAAGGCCAGTCGGTGAGACCAAAGATCTCCATTCCACTGACATCTTCATACGTTTGTAGGAATTCACGCGCATCTCGCATGGAATCGAAGTCCATACGACCAACGTACTCATCACGCAGATTACGATATTCGGTCTGAGTTTGGGATGGGATAAATAGATACGGCTTATACTTTGTGGCGAACTTTACGGGTTTACCGTTGTTGAGTCCACGAACAAGGATCTGATTACCGTGTCTGGTGATGTTTGTATAAAATTTCATGTTACCTCGCCACTACACATATTTTAGTTATATCACCATTTGCAAATAATGTACACACGTAAAAGGAAAAAAAATGAAGTTAACTGAACATTTTTCTTTGGCAGAAATGATTGTTTCTCCTACAGCTAAAAGACTTGGCTTAAGCAACACACCAACACCTGAACATATCGAAAACATGCGCTACTGCTGTGAGAAGATCCTCGAGCCAGTACGTGCTCACTTTGGTAAACCGGTTCAGATCAACTCGTCATATCGTGCACCATTGGTGAACAAAGCGGTTGGCGGATCTAAAACATCTCAGCACGTTAACGGACAAGCGATTGACTTCGAAGTTCCTGGCGTTGATAATAAGAAGGTCGCTGACTGGGTTGCTGATAACCTTGAGTTCGACCAAGTCATTTTAGAATTCTATACTGCTGGTGACAAGAACTCTGGCTGGGTTCACGCTTCGATTAAGAAGGAAGGCGGCAACCGCAAACTACGTATGATCGCTTCAAAGTCAAAAGCCGGTGGTACAGTATATACTACTGTGAAGGATTTCGATCCTTCGACTCTTCCTGGTCAATATCGCGCAGCAGCTCAACAAGTGTCGAGTCAAGCAGCTGCTCCAGCTCAAGCTGCTCCGAAGGCGACAGCGGCTGCAGTTGCAGGTCTAGGTGCATTAGCGGCTCTCCAATCTAAGTGCGGCATTACTGCCGATGGTAAGTGGGGTCCTGGTACTTATAAGGCTGCAAGAGACTTCTTCAAGCTATCGAACAACCAAGCTGCTCACTTCTTCGGTCAGTGCGCTCATGAATCAGGTGGCTTCAAAGTATTCCAAGAGAACCTGAACTATTCGGACAAGGGTCTGAACGGAATCTTCAAGAAGTACTTCCCAACAATCGCATCAACTGCTGGATATGCTCGTAAGCCAGAAAAGATTGCCAATAAGGTTTATGCAAGCCGTATGGGCAATGGACCAGAATCGTCAGGTGATGGTTGGAAGTTCCGTGGTCGTGGTCCTATCCAGTTAACTGGTAAGAGCAACTACACACAGTTCTCACAAGACGTTGGTCGTCCAGATGTTCTAACTAACCCAGACATCGTTGCTACTGAACTTGCATTCGAATCAGCACTTTGGTTCTTCCGCAAGAACAACCTGTTTGCAATCGCAGACAAGGGTGTGACCGATGCCGTGATTACTCAAATCACAAAGCGAGTGAATGGTGGAACACACGGTCTTGATGATCGTCTAAAGAAAACCAAGCAATACGCTGGTTGGGCATAAGATAAAAAAGGGGAGGCCAAAAACCTCCCCTTTCTTTTTTACTTAGTTTTACCTTCTGCCAAGAATTCGGCAGCTTGCGACGGATATTCTTCGTCGGTATTAATCTCTACCTTCTTTGGCTTCTTGTGCTCTGGAATAATAGCTTCCAAAGCAATCTTCAGAATACCGTTCAGAAGAGATGCACCACGAATCTCTACGTTATCCGAGAGAGTAAAGGTGCGTGTGAACGGACGCATTGCAAGCCCGTTATGAAGCATCTGAGGCCATGACATGACACCCGGATCTGCAGGGTCTTGAGATGTGGTATTGCCCTTAATGATTAGCTTGTCTTCCACAATCTCGATCTCAAGATCTTGCTTGGCAAAGCCTGCAACAGCGAGCTCGATCGCGTACTTGTTTTCGTCAATCTTCTTCAGATTGTATGGAGGATATTTTGTAGTAAAAGCAGCAGCCTGCTCTTGGGCAGCGGTTAGCTTTTTAGCAATGTCGTCAAAGCCGACAAACCAACTGTCGAAATCTTTGAAGCTGCGTGTATCGTAAAAGTTCTTCATACTTATTCTCCTATTAAGCGAGTTATAGTTTGTCACCCATTAGGCGTGACAGGTTTATTTATCAGATATAACTGAACTTCAGCTTCAAGAAACATCTGTTTTGTGATCTCCCAGTTTAGATGTGGACGATCTTCAGTTGGATAATAGGATACCACCTTTTTGATTCCTTTTTGAATGATTGACTTAGCACATTCATTGCAAGGAAGCAAAGGACTATAAAGAGTACAGCCCTCTACTGAGAGTGGCGCATTATCAAGAGCATTACGTTCAGCATGAGCCACAAAAAGATACTTGGTTTCTTTGTCCATATATCTCAGGTCGTGATCTCGAACTCCACGAGGAAAGCCATTAAAGCCAAGAGATACTACACGATTCTGCTTATCAACAATTACACAACCGACTTTTGTTGATGGATCTTTTGACCAGTGAGCTACATGCTCAGCCAGTTCCATGAATCGATCAGACCATTTACTCATTTGCTTTTTCCTGCTTTTACAATACGCTCACGCAAACCAGATGAACTGTAGTTGTGCCTACGTGCGCAGTAGTGGATAGGAATATCAAGATCTACTCCAGTAAAGTCGTTACGACCATGATAATCTGAACCAAGGAATCGGACGTCCCATTCATATCCCGCTAGCAGGTTATAAAGATCTTCTTCCGTGTCATATGGAATCACATGGTCCACATACCTGCACGACTCTACCTGCTGGTATCGCTCGTACAAACCTTGAATAGGCTTATTTTTCTCAGGACGGTCGACTGACGGATCCGATTGCAGAGCCACAACCAGACGATCGCAATTTTCCTTTGCTTCCATCAACATAAGGATATGACCCGCATGAAAGAGGTCGAAACAACTGGCTACGATGCCTACACGTTCCTCGCTCATTTAATCACCGTCAGGTTTTCAGGTGCAACACAGTGACGACCGGCATCGCTGGTAACCAGAACTTGTCCAAGGCTATAGCAATAAGCCGTCTGCTTAATACGGAGTTCCTTCTCTTCTTGTTCCGCAGCCGCAACGCCAATAATCAACAACCCGAAGCCGACGATTAGTCCAATAAGGAATGTCGGCAGGCTAAACACTACATCAAAAACACCTTCAAGAAAACTTTTCATTTCACAAAACTCCAATCAAAGATACAATTATAATCAAAATGAGAAGGCCCAAACAGCCAGGACCACCAAGACCTTCCCACATTTCGCGTTGACGAGGATGGTTAGTCATACTCTACACCTGGATCTTGTTTACGACCCATGTAGTGGTCGTCAGAGACGCACACCATTTGAGCAATCCGTTTGACCTTTACCTTATCCATTGCTACATAGCAAGATGCTTTATCCTTGTAAGCAATCTCTTTCTTGCTAATGAACTCACCCTCTGGGGTAAGAAAAAAGATGAGAAGCCAGAACTTCACTGTTCAAGTTTCCGTTCGTTACGATAGTCTTCATCACTGAGGCAATGAAACTGTGCTTGCAACTTGCTATTGATGATAGTGCGAGTCACTTCGCCTGCAAACTGAGCACACTGTTCCTGACTACCAGTCTCGTAAATATCCTTGGCAATGAACTCGCCTTCGGCAGTAAACAGATATACAATCAACCAAAAACTCATATTAGTTTCCTTTATATTGAACCCACTTTGCAAACAGACCGACTTCGCGGCCGTATGCTTCGATCTCCCATGGAGCATCGAAGTAGTGATCTTCTTTGCCCTTTGGCTTCCAGATCTCACCCATCCACTTGCTGTAGATTTTAAGGCCGCCACGAGCAGCAACCACATGGCCAGTACGAAGTTCGTTCTTGGCATGCTGCTTGACATGGACCATTTCATGGCCAAGAGTCTTAATCATGTCTTTGATGTTTTGGCTCTTAAGGCCAATGGTGAACCACCGAGGATTACGAAAACCGTCTTCATCGACGCATTCACCTTCAACATCAAGGTTGTTGTAAACTTCGATATCAAGAGTGAGGTTGCGGACCATGCGAGGATCCATTAACTGGATGGCAAAAAACTCTGCGGCTTCCTTGAGGAGGGCCTTCTCTTTGCGTTTGCCAATCATACCTGTGATCGTGATGTTCATAACGTTCCTTTCCATTATGTACACTCTATCATATAATCGATATAATGTACATAGGAAAGTGCAAATTATTTTGTGGTTGCGCGATAAATTCCGTCAAAGTTTTGAACATTTGCTTCAAGCATATTGGCACAACGTTCGATCATCATATCATAGTAGGCAACCAATTCACCATTCCATGCTTCTGTCTTACGCTGCTGAGCCTGATTCATGGCTTTAATCCAGTCACCCTTGCGATATAGCTCAAGGAACGTATCGTGCATAATTTGAGAATACGTATCAAAGTGTTCTACGATCGTATAGATTTTAACTGGCTCAGTCTTGCCCTTTACCGCAAGCAGATCAAGTTCTACTACTTGGTATACATCCCGAACCATGTCCGCGGTTTGAGGCCCGATGACGAGTTTAACTGCATAAGGCTTGGACTGACCTTCGAGACGAGCAGCCAGATTAACCCCATCGCCCAAGCAAGTATAATCAAAACGCTGGTCAGAGCCCATATTGCCAACAACCACAGTGGCAGTGTTAATACCAAGACCCATACCGAAAGCTGGGATTCCTTCTTTTTCAACTTCTGCATTAAACGTCTCCAGATCTTTTAACATATCGAGTGCTGTACGCACTGCATTCTTGGCGTGGTCTGCATCGTCAAGAGGTGCGTTCCAGAATGCCATCTGAGCATCGCCAATATACTTATCAAGTGTACCATTATTATCAATGATACGCTTGGTCATAGCCGTCATGTAGCGGTTCATAATCTTTGTCAGACCCTGAACGTCTTCACCATAGTGCTCAGAGATCGTAGTGAAGCCACGTACGTCAGTGAACATGATCGATAGCTCTCTGCTCTCGCCACCAAGTGCCAGAAGCTCAGGATTCTTTTGTAGCTTTTCAACCATAGCAGGTGATAGGTAAGTACCAAATTGCTTCTTGATTTGTTGTTTCTGTAGGAACTCTGAGATGAACTTGACTGTATACACATGCATATAGATAATAGCAATGGCTAAGATGTTAAATGTAACATCGAGAAGAATGCCTTTACTTGCAAACAAGTACACAGGAAGATATGCATAGGCACCAAGTAGAACTGCGATATATATTAATGAGAAACGCAGACGTGATACTACAATGAGTGCAATTGCTAGGAATATGAAAGATGCAAGATCAACAAGCCCTGTCCAATTCGGAATTGAAACAGAATCTCCATTTAGAAGAGTTTCAAGAACACTTGCTTGCATCTCATGAGGAAACACTCCACCAGCCGGAGTGGCTACTGGATTACTTAACCCAGCTGCAGACGCTCCCACAATCACGATTTTACCTGTCAGATCAGGAACGTTCTTGTCACCAATTTCGAATGACTGAAATTTGTAGTTCGGATTTACAAAAACACGACCATATTCGTCGGTCTTAATAGTATCAAACTGAGGAACACGTAATGCTTCAACACCCGTCTGATTTATCTTCGCTTGATACGAAGGATCTCCTGCAGCAACACGCAGCATCTCTAGAGCAAATGCGGGGTAGTATTCGCCAGATGATTGAGCTAGAAGAGGAACTCTACGTACGACCCCATCATTCTCAGGAAGCGTTGACGATACGCCAACACCAGCGGCGGCTTCTTGCAGAGCTGGAATATTACTTAGAACGCATGGGTATTGAGGAAGAAATTCGGTTGGTTGTCCATCACCAACGACGGCAACACCTGTCCGACGAACATCGCGATTGGATGGTCGACCGCAATCCGCCGATACAGTCTGACTGAGAACAACTGGATATTTGTTTAACGCATCGACAAGAGCTCTATCAGTACCCAACCGATCAGGCTCAGGCATAAGTATAGTACTACCAACAATACCAGCCCCTCCGCTATAAATGTCGCTAATAATTTTAGCATGGACTTCCCTCGGGAAAGGCCACTGTCCGTATTTTTCAATTGCTTTCTCCCCAATGTTGGCAACCACAATCTGTTCAGACTGAACAGCTTTATCCATCATTAGATAATCGTAAAACTTTAGACGTGTTGATTCAATCAAGAATGGATCAGCAAACTTAACCGATAATAGAACAGCAAATGTCAGCAAAGCTAACCACGGTGAAATAAGAAATTTAATCGCCTTGTTTGACATTGATTATAGTTCCTCCGGCAGGGTCGTTGATTTCCACTAGGAATGATTTTCCGTTACTATCTATATATAGAGTTTTGTTCTCATCCTTTTTAAAACGAACATCAACTGTTGTGCTGAGTGTTCGAACAAGGCGAATGCTATCGCCTGAAAGAATGGTTGTAATTTGAGTTGTGCTATCAAGGCCAAATGTAGTACCACATAACTTAGTACCTTCTCTGGTCACACAATCACCTCCTGCAAGACTATCATCAAGGAAGTCTTCTCCAAGGAAGTTGGTATCAATTGCGTTAATGTCTAAATCTGAACTAGCAAGCCGGTCTTCTTTTAGATCGTCTTTTGCTAGGAAGTCTACATCTAGTTCAGATAAATCGAGAATGTTTGATCTGGTTTCTCCAGTTTCCTCACCGGTATCAACTGCTTCTGCTGGTGATACAATCAGCATGTTGTCAATCTGATCAAGAGTTAGATTCAAAATTACAGGACGTGATGGTCTACTATCAGCAGTGGATACAATTGTTGCTTGAAAAGCTTTTGTAAGAATCACAAACCCTGCACCATTTGATACTGTAATCTCTCCGACAGATCCATCTGGTTCTGGAAGTAGGATAACAAGGCTCTTGCCAAAATCATCTACGGTTGCAGCAAAGTCTGTACCACGAACAGCGATTGTAGCAGTTGGTGTACGAAGGTTGATATTACCTTTGTTCATTTTGCCAGATTGTCCTGTAGCAAAACGAGCAGTTCCTGAAGCGAACTTGAGAGCCATTCTTGAAGTGGATGGCTTACCACTATAGACAAAGTCGTCAATCACCAGTTTCGAGTGTTCAGTAACCTTCACGGTAGAGTCGTCCACAAAAGTGATTTCGACTCTACCGTTTCCAGTCTGTACTCTATCTAATTTGGCAATAGGTAACTGAGGTTTTGTAGGAAGACGTTGCGCCTTCTTTACAACCTCACTCGTTCCACGAGCTTGAGTTACTTTACCAATATTAGCAAGGGCCGCCGGCGTTGCACTGATTGATAACAAGAGTGCTGCCAGTGCTTGTGCTATTAACCTTGACCGTGTCAACATTTGTTGTGCTCTTTTGGTTTACAGTCACGTTGTTTGTGCTACCAGTGAGAACCATTTCAACGTTCTTACCGGCTGTTCCATTTTGTGTCATTGTAATGGTATTACCATCACCTGCAACAGTCATATCATTCACAACGTCATCAGCATTAATAGTTGATGTGTATGTATTGGTATCACCCGTGAATGTGATGTTCTGTGTTGCACCTGTAGCTGAAGCGGCTGTACCTTGGTTGAACGTTAGGTTGTTTGAATCACCTGTGACTGCTAGAGTCTTAGTTGAACCAGAAACGCTTGCTGCATCGCCCATATCGTATGTTACGGTGTTGTTATCACCAGTCACAGTCGAATCTATATCGATGTTATCGGCTTGTGTAATAGAACCCTGAATAAGGTTACCATTACCTTCTTGTGTTGATGTGATTGTCTGGTTGTTACCTTCAATCACAACACGATTTTGCTCAGATCCGATACGGTTGTTTTGACCTTTTTGAGTAATTGTAATCGTGCTACCATTACCAACTTGGTCGATAAAAATCGAGTTAGTCGTCGACTGAGCATAAGCTAACGAACTCGTCATCAGAGACATAATGAAAAGTACTAATGACTTTTTCATTTTGCTTCTTCCTTGTATTGAAAGTATCCTTTAGAGATACCTTGTTTAATTAACTGTAATACTGCTTCTTCTATAGCCATCTTGACAGCTATTGTATTAGCTTCATTCTCAGTCATTCCGGCCTCGGCTTCTACAAGCTTTGTACCAACATCTACAAACTTAAAAACTGAAAGATCTCTTCCAACTGAGAGAACAGTTTTTGAAACTTGTACATTAAGAATTACTTCGCCGGTGTTTGTATTCACACCACGCAACGAAACAACTACCTGATCTTTACGGTACACAGTAGTACCACCAATACCAAGATATCTTGCTCCTGCGCCACCAGACTCTAAATTTGAATCATATCCAATGATACCACCTTGGATAATCAAACCAGCAAAGAGCATTGGCTCTAATTTGTTGGCACCTTCTCCAAGATATTCTTCACGTGTCTGTCGAACGATCTGACGTTCCTTTGCAAGATCGTCAACACGATTACGTTCAACAACTCTAAACCATGCTCCACCACCAGCTTCTGTCAGTGCAGAAATCAGAAGTGCTGTACCACCTTGAGTTACTGCAGTTGAGATACTAGCAATACCATCCTTATCTCTTCTTTGACCAGTCAGATCTGGAAAGTCATAAACAGCCACAACTGCTTGTCTTTCTGGAGGTGAAAGACTCTGTAGTTCTTTTACTTGCAATTGTACAAGTTTCGGTTTATCCTGAAGCTGAAGTACTCCAGATCCCATTGACATGCATCCACTCAGAAAAAATGGTAATAAAAATAATTTCCAGTTTACCATTTGAAACCACTCGTTGGAATGATAATTTCAGTGGTGTTGCCAGCATCATCAGTGATTACAAGTTTAATCTCGGTGTCGGTCTTCTCATACTTAATGGTATTACCTTCAAGTGCAAACTCACCAGATTGTCCACCCATTTCACCAAACAGATTATTGGTTAATTGCTGAGCCAATTGAGAATAGATACGCGACTGCAGGTTGTTCATGAATCGATTCAGGATTGAATTCTTTTCTTCAAGCGCTTGTGCTTTCAGATCAGCTTCAATCTTATCCTGAATAGCTTTCTTTCTAGTGAACTCTTGGTTTTCAATTGTTAACCATTGAGCTCCAGCGCCTTGGCCACTGAAAGAAGGATTCTTAAATTGAAATACTATTTCACTTGCTAGGGCTGGCTGGCTTACTAGCAGGAGGCTGAGTATCAACAGTTTTTTCATCGGGTTTATCCTTCTTCAATTTCAGTTCCTTATCAGAAGAAAGACTAAACTCAAGTGTGAAGATTTTCAGTAATTCAATCTTTAGATTTATGTTCACTGTGATCTTCCTTTATTTGCAATACAACACTCACCTTCTGTTGAAGTCTAATGAGATCGTTATCCAGCATTCGAATACGATCAATCAGAGCAATCAAAATTACATTAGTTTCTGAGATTAATGGCATTAATCTGTCAGTAACAAACTTGTAGATGAAAAACACAAAGTATCCCATCCCAACTGACGCTACAATTGGAAAGCCATACTGCTTTACAAGTTCAGCAATTGAATTTAAATCCATTAGTCTCTTCTCGCATCATTCTTACCGTCGGCTCGAGCGATACGATCGAGATCCGGTTTCAGTCCAAGTGCTGAACTTACAACCGCATCCACGCGAATGATATCATGATTCATGGTCTTCACACGATTGTCGAGACCCATGATGATACCTTGCATTCCTTTAATAGCTTTCACAACACTTTCTAGAATATAATTGATAACGAAATAAACGAAAACCCCACCGAGCAATGCAGCTGCGATGGGGAACCCGACATCAGCAATTAATTTAAAAATAGCGTCGTAGTTCATACGATTCTATTTATAAGTTATGTTACATCCATTCTAACTCGTCAACTAGTTTGGCATGGCCTTTTTCAACTTCTCTACGACGAGAAGATTGTTCCTTGGTAACCTCTTTACTGTTCTTACCAAGGCCACGAGCCCACTCGTATTTGTTGAGCAAAAGACCCTTATAGCTCCAATACTCTTGCATAGGATCTCCTATTCTGCGTTTAGAAATATCTGATCAAACTTCTTTAGCCACATCGCTTTAAATGCAGGATTCTTAGCCTGCTTGGATGCAATAAGAACGTTTTTCAAACGACGAGCGAGGACAGGATCAAACTTCATACAATAACTCCTACAATCAAAATAGCAACAATAAAGGCATTCACAACAAACAGCGCCTTATCTTTCATGGCAATAGCAGCGTATCCCCAGAGACCAGCACCAACAATAGAGATCAAAAGATCTGCTGTATGGAATTCAAATGCACGACAGCTTGCAGCTATAATAACGCAGGCTGTACCAATCCATTTGATAATTTCAAGAAAATTAGTCATAATCAAATATCCTTAAGCTGCAAACACACCGGTGAAACCGCAAGATTTTTCAATGTCGGTGAATTCGCGGTAATCTTCCAGTGGTTCAAATCCGAATGAAGCGCAACGGAAGTATTTGCCGTTATATTCAAGGATGTCACCGACTGACATCGAGGAAACTGCACGAACCATCTTGGTAACCTTGGTATCTTCCCACAGGTTCATCGACTTGAAGGCTTGTTCCATGCAGCGAGTATCAACCGTGGCAACATGAGTGTAATGCTTAAAGTTTTCAGCTTTGAAAGTCGATTCGAACGAACGATCAAAATATGCTTTTGTCTTTTCGGTTTGCTCACCACGGTTGATGGCATCGATTTCAGCGTCGTTAAGAGCGATTTGGTAAACTTTAATCATTTTGAATTCCTTCGTTCATTCCTTATATTATTAGTATAGTATATTTTCATAATAATGTACATAAAAAAATGCACTCAGAACAAGGCCGAGTGCATTTTTATTTTCAATAAAATGAACGGTTTAGTCTTTTAGATTCTTTCGAGCTCGATAATGATAGTCATCGTCGATGTTTTCGCCCATGAAATTAACATCAATTTCGCTAATTTCCTTGAGAATACGGTAACCAAAATAGGAAAGGATTCCTACAACCGCAACTCCGGCAACGCCAGCAACTACCTTCTTCTTATCCATTTTCTTTCAACCAGTTTAAGATGTTTTCAGGAGAGGTTTCACCGTATGGATCTTCTCCGGCATTGTCTTCCATGCCAGGTTCGATGAACCACTTTTCGATCTTGCCATTGTTGACGATACACGCATAACGCCACGAGCGTTCACCGAAACCGAGGTTGTCCTTGTAGACACACATCTTCATCTTGTGAGTGAACTTAGCAGATCCATCAGGAATCATCTTCACCTTCTTGATCTTTTGTTGCTTAGCCCAGCAGTTCATTACGAAAGCATCGTTGACCGATACACAGAGAATGTCGTCGATGCCCAATTCCTTGAATGCCTTGAAGTTTTCTTCGAAGCCAGGAAGTTGGTATGTCGAGCATGTTGGTGTGAATGCACCAGGAAGTGAGAAGAGAACTACACGCTTCTTAGCAAAGTAGTCGAACGAAGTCTTGTCTTCCCAGCGATACGGATTATCTCCGCCAATCGAATCATCACGCACGCGAGTTTTAAACACAACATTAGGAACAACTTCAGGAAGTTCCTGAGTGTTGTCATCATACTTGTTCCATGAACGTTTAACTGAAATTGTTTCTACCATAATTATTCCTTACCAATGATGAATTGCATTTGCAATTAGAAATA